AATATTTTTATTTGGATATATATTTAAAATTTCTAAAGTTTCAGTTCCAATCTCAATACTACTGCCAACAGAAATTCCAGATGGAATTTGCGTCACATAAATTTCTGTTGTTGCAGCACCAGTTCCTCCAATCTCTGTAGTTATTCCTATAGTTGGGATAATTGGGACCTTAATTTTAAATGAACCATTTAAAATTGAAAGATTTGAAGTACTAAATCCGGATATCACGACAATATCATTGTCTAACAATGTATGAAAAGGAGAAATTGTTACAGTTACTTTATTATCTCCACTTAGAGTAAATATTGCATCATTATATACTTCATATGAAGTATCAATTCTATCAACATCCCTCCCCTTTAAGGATGAGACAATAGCACTAATTCCTCCACCTTCAGTATTGTCATTGTTGAAATTCAATGATTCGTTTACTTTGTAATTATCTCCACTATTGATAACCGAGATATTAGAAATTGTTCCTTCACTGATAGATTCGACTATTACTTTTTGTCTTTTGATGTCATCATTTTCGACAATAAAATCATTACCGGCATTCTTTTCTAAAATTTTATAACCCAAAGTATTTCTAGAAAGAGATGAATTATTAAAATTAAATTTTTGATTTAAACTTTTATTTTCCTCAATCGTATTTGATCGAAAAGAATTTCCAATGAAATATGGAAACTGGGGTTCTTTTGTTATTTGATCTATAACTGCGTAATATGCATAGACTCCATTTGGAAAATCATTAGTCTTTGAAAATCTTCCATTATTTCTATCAAGATCACCATTTTGAGGATTATAACTATAATCTTCATTAAAAAATCCTAAAGGAAACTCAGATTCTGATGGTCTATCATAAACATTTGTTATACTTTGTGTATAACTAGATGTCATAGTTTTAATACCAGAATTTATATTGTTTGGGTCTGGAGTTGAATATGGACCATAGATAGGATTTCCATCATATGCCCATCCAATGATATTAGATAAAGTCTCACCAGTATCTTCAAATGAAGATTGCAAATCTTCAAAATATCCAGTTACTGAATATGATAATTCATCATTCTCATCTTTTAATATTTCAGTTTGTTTTGTAGATAATTTTTCGACTTGATTGACAGTAAGTTCTCTTATAGATGCATCTAAAATTTGATCGCTACCACTAGAAACTACTTTAATTTTAGTAGAAGTTGAATATCCTATTCCTGGATTAATAATATTAACATCGGTAATTTTTTCATTAGTAACTATTGCTCTTAATTTAGCACCACTTCCTGCATTAGTTGGGTCTAAAACGATTAAATCTGGAGTAGAAAAATATTCAAGTCCACCAAATTGTATATTTACTTCATTTATAGATCCATTAGATATGATAGGATTTATTTGGCCATCTCTACCATTTTTAACTGTAAATGATGGGGATTTTTCAAAATTGAGAATATTCGATCCGTATCCAGTTCCTGGTTCATAAACATAAATTTGTTCAATAGATCCTTTTACAACTGGTGTTACTTCTATAGATTGAATTTGTGTTGTTGTTCCAATACCAACTGATGTAAACTCAATATTTGCTCTTATATCTGGATATTTAAACTCTTGGAATCCACTCCCTACGGTGTTTAATTCTTCATATTTTTTTCTTTCATAATTTGTAATATTTGTTCCTCCAATACCAGCATCACATAACCTAAAAGAATTTTCGTCAATTTTTAAAACATAATATTGATTTTCAGTTGTAATTCCTGATATTTTACTTGTTTCATAACTATACTCTACAATTTCACCATTATTAAATCCATGATTTTTAAAGTTGATAGAGTTTTGTGTTGTGGTGATTCCTGCCGGTTTAACTAAAAGTTTTCTATTTGTAAATGAACCCCCATCAATTACTTTTATTTCTGAAATAGTATTATTAGAAAATTCGGTTAAAAATTTATGAGTTCCACTTAGTGAAGTTGTTGCAAAAGAAACTTGATTAGTCTCATTTAAATAATCATTAAAATTATCGAATAACGTTATTGTTGTGTTATTATCAATTTTTGCAAAATAATCTTTATTATCAGATAATTGCGAGATTCCTAATCCAATACTAACACTCTCATTACCATTATTTCTATAAGTAATTTTTTGACCATTTGAAAAATTATGATCATTTAAAAATGTTAGTTGATTGGTGGTTGTACTTATACCACCACCCTGTGTAGTTGCTCTTGCATCAAATAATACTTCCCTTCTTCTTTTAATTAATACTGGTTCAAAAAATCCTCCAGATCTATTTCCACCAGTAACATCAACCGATAATACTTCTTTAATATCAAAATTTTGCTTATCTACAATAATATCTGTTAATGTTCCAGTTATAACCGGTTGGACTAAAGATGTTATTCCGATACCGGATGATACTTGTATTTTTGGAACATTAACAACATCAAAATTATGCCCACTATTTAAAATTTTAATATTTTTAATCGGACCATAATAAATTTTATCAAAAGTTTTATAATTTGATATTTCAACTCCATTAATCAACATTCCTATTGATCCTGGAATTGTTTCCTCTAAATTTCCATTTTTAATATTAGGATTGAGAGAAAATTTCTTAAGAATTTTTTGGGGATTTAATATTTCTGATTTTTGAGAATATAAAGTAAAAGTATGAGTTCCTAATACTGGAGAAGATGCTGCTCCTTCAGATGATACTGATTTGAATTGAACGGCATTTAGATTAGAATCCAAAAAAGAAGGAGAAGTATAAAGTTTTATTTTTTTCTTATTACTACCAGATAAAACCTTAATATAATAAGAACCTTCTTCCAATCCATTTAAAGGATCACCAGACGATCTATATTGAATTCTTTCTCCACTTATAAATGGAACAGGAGTACCAAAAAGGATAGTAGAGTATAGTCCAGTGACCTCATCATAATCAACAAGAGGGTCTTCAGAAGAAGGTGAAATTGATGATGAGTTAATTGATTTTGTTATCTGATATGAATAAGAATTTGTAAGACCATTTCCCCAGGATGGAAGTGAATTTGATGCTATATATGCAAAATTATCATCATCAACATACATGTTCTGAACATCAGAAATAATGCTATTATTCTGATATTTGAAATTAACAGAGGTACTATTTGCTTTATTAATTTTTCTTCTTAACTTTATAGACTGTTCCTCATTTGGAGAGAAAGAGCTTAGATTTGATATAAAAACAGAATTGGTTATAATATCTGAATTTACATACGGAGTGTCTGAAGTATCTGTAGGATATATTATATCGTTTGTTTTTTCATCTATAAATTCTACTCGATCACCCTTCTTTAATTGAGACCTATCGACAGAAGTTTGTAATATAACACCAATTGGAGACGAACCTCCTATAAAACTATCAATTTTTATTGAAGAACTTGTGTTATAGATCCAAGAATTTGCAAAAATTTCTCTATAGGTTTTACTTTGTTCTGGGTTTTCAATTAAAGTTCCAATACTCTTAATTTTTAAAATCTGGCCTTCATCTACAGAAATTGAATCTGATTTTTGGATAAAATCTGAAAGAACTCCCCTCAATCTAAGAACAACTTTTTTCGATACATCTCCATTTTCATAAGAAAAATATGTATCATCCGAAAAAATATCTTCCTCAGAAGTAATTGTATTTCCGACACCGGAGCATCCCAAAAATTGATTGACACTTTTATCTGAATATATAATAGTATTATTTTTGGAATATATTGTTCCTGTCTGACCAAATCCAATTGTGGAATCTACAGATATTACAGAAGCACCAACACTAACATTCTCTAAAATTTTTGAGTTGGGGGTAATTGTGAAATTGCCCTGAACATTGCTATTATCACTATATCCAACAAATAAACCTATTTTAAAATATTGTTTTTGCTCTCTTGTAAAGATTTCAACTGAAGATATTGAAGCGTATACTGCAGAATCTTTTGATTTAGTTAATGTCTGTCCTACTATTTTTGTAATATCTCCGCTGATAGATTCAGCAACACATACTTCTTTTCTAATAAAATCTGCATTTGATGATTTTATTAGATATTCTTCAAGATTAATTACTTTAGGAGTTTCTCCAAATAATACATTAAATAATATTCTGAATGAATCATTAGTACCTTTTGATTCATAAAAAGATCTTGATGATTTTATAAAGTTTCCGGCATCTATTCTAGAGTCAAAAATTTTATCTTCAAATCCTGGAGTATATGAAGATTTTAATTTTTTATAAAATTCCTTTAAAAATAAAGAACTTAAATTCTGTACTGAGGAATTTGAAGTGTGGGAATCAATAGTTGTATTTGAAAATACTAACTCTTCTTCATTTAAATCTTGATGATAACTAGTAATTCCACTAAAACCACGAACACATCCAGTAAAAGTATTTGTAGTGATTCCAGTATATGTTATAATTTCATCATCAATCTTTAATAAACCATATTGTTTAGGAAATCCTTTTGTATTAGAAACCTGAATTACATCATCATCTAATCCGACATCAGAGGATAAATTTATTGACCCTACAACTACTTCTGGAGTTAGGTTATCTACTTTTAAATATTGATCTAAATTTTCTGCAATATCAACAGGACCTCCCTGATATTCTTGAGAAATATAATATTGCTTTAAAAAATCTACTGCTTTTGGACTTTCACCTAGGACATACTCCGGCAATTGATTAGAAATTATGTCCTGAATCTTGATTCTAGATTCAATTCCAGTTTGTATCATATTACTTTCTGATTAAACTTCCGTTTGAATAACTTGATGTGTAAAAATCCCTATTAAAGGATGTACCTGATATTTCATCCCCAGATGAAATTACATCCTTAATCATATTTATTTCACTTGCTGCGATGTCAAAATTAAGATAAAGGTCTCTTAACCCAACAACATCATTCGATTCTGGAAATGCTTGTATTTCTATAATGTTATTTGGTTTGACAGTTGATACGACATTTATTGTTCCCAAATTAATCTCACCCTTTATATAATCAACTGTTCCTGCAGATTTAGAAATAACTCTTATAGTTCCATCTGATAAATTTTTAACTATAGAAAGAAGACCAGTTTTTTTATCCTTATTTGGTATATCAGTCAAATATACAACATCACTCTCACCAGATATATTAAATCCAGTAGATTTAATATTTTTTCCATCTTCAGACACATGAAATTGATTTCCAAAACATAATTCATACTGTGCAAATTGATTTAGTAAAGTAAATAAATTTCTTCTTATTGTTACCCTAGTAATATTTGATGTAATAGAAGTATCAGTATTATCGATAATTCTTAAAACTTGACTATATCTAAATCTTCCTCCAAATTTATTGAGATTAGTTGATTTGGAATAGTTTGTAATTGAATTAATTACCTTCGACTTTAAATTTTCTGGTGTTGACACCATAGAATCATTATAATAGATAAATGATTCAGTCTCAATATACAAAATTTTAAGATCTACAATTTTTTGATTGATTCCAGATATTGAATATTGTTTAAGTTGAGATAAAATTCTAGATTTATTAAACTCGGATACTAAAAATCCATTTTTAGGTTTGATTGAAATTTGAACAGTTCCAAATTTGGGGGGATCTAGTTCTTCACCACCGACAACAGATACAGATTCAGTATCTGGGTATATTGTTTTGACAATTGATTCGTAATCTCTTCCAGTGACTGCTCTATTTTGTGCAGAATATATTCTTGGGGCAAAATATTTAACAGAATCTATAGATTCAATATCTCCACCATTTTGAGATGATTGATTTGCAATAATAGTAAATGGTTCTGGAGAAACTGATGTTCCATTACTATCGACTATATTACCAGAAAATGCGAATATATTAGCACCATTACCATCTTTTCCATCAGTAGTAAGATAGTTTACAGTAATTATTTCTCCAGTTTCTAATTTTTTTCCAATCAAACCGTCACCGAACAAGATCTCATATTTTTCATCTTGAACTTCTTGAATCAAATAAACAAGGGAATCTCCAGTAATATTAGTAATATTATTAATTAATTTATATTCTGTTCCTAATCCAGTATCTGCTTCCTTCTTTACATATACTTTTATTGTTGAGGTATCAATAAATGAATTATTCAAAACAAATCTTTGATCTAATGATGAATCAACTATGAATTTTTTCTCAAGGAATGTTCCCTCATAAATTTCTATATTTTCAAATATTGCCGATACTCTAGTAGTAGAATCTATATTCTCAATATTAGTTGCTCTTTGTATGTCTTCTAGTATTGAGAATGTATATGA